TCAATTAACCATACTTCATGGTTAACTGTTGCTGTCCAATAATATAAATCTAAAGGTATTTTCATTATTCTTCGTCGTCTACAAATTCTGGTTCACTATAATCATCAATTGGTTTATCTCTTACTAGGTCCCAATCTGCATTATCTATAATTTCTTGTTGGAGATCTTCATCACCTGTTTTCCATTGTGCTAATTCTTCTTCTGTTAGCACATATTCTTCCCATCTGTAATTACAATAATTTACATTTCTTGTTAACTTTGCCATATATTTACTTTTTTAATATTATTAATTTCTCTAAATTTATTTGTATTATGAAGGACACTTAAATAATTAAATTTATCAAAATCAATATTAAAATAATCATTCATATTTGCTTTAGGTTTTACATTTAAACCCCTTTCATCATACAATACATCTTCTAAACCAGCCATTATTGGATTTGATGTGTCAATTGATTCAATTCTAGGATTATTATCATACCAACCAAATTCTTGTGGTATTGAACAACCTAGTAAATGAAACTTAATATCTTTTAATTGTTTTAAATTTAATAATCCCTGTACAAATCGTACTCTACCTAATGCTTTTCCCATATCTGCGTTAGTATGTGGAAAGAAATCATTATACCAAGTAGCACCATAAGATACACATAATTTATCATATCCTAAATTAGCTAATAAATTAGCACACAAATAGGCTTGGTTTTTATTTTCACCTTGAATTACAGCTGTGAGTTTAGTTTTTTTAGGATATTTAAATTGCTTCCAGTATTTAGCTTGAGCTGCTGTTTCAGCACATCTCATCCAAACATCAGGTACTATAAATTCATCTGGTTCTATTACACTAACCCAATAACGTAATCTTTCATGATCATATGCTTCTCCTAATTCATGAAGTGAATTATCCATTATAATATAACGACCATCTGCTTTTGCATCCATAAAGTATTGTAGATATTCTTCATCTTGATCAAACAAGTGAGGTAGAGCATAATCATAATCATTAAATTCAGGGGATGCTGTTAATAAACAGCGAGGTACTTCATGTGATACTTTCATTTATATAACTTTTTTTGGTCGTCCTCTACGCTTTAATGGAACAGGTATATGGACTATTTTATACTTTTCTTCTATAATATAATAAAGATCTATCAGGGAGCCACTACATTCTAACATTTCTTTTTCAACTTGTTCTTTATTACATTTGAAATATTTTGTAAATTCAACTGTTAAGGAACGTAATCTCTCAGCTTCATCTTTTTCGAAATCCTCAATTAGACGTTTTCTTCGTGCTCTAATAACTTGAGTTTTTTCAAGATATTTTTGATAATCCATTCCACATTCTTCTAATATATCATTCAATTGATATTCAACTTGATATTGTTGAGCTTTATAACATGAATAGTCAAAATCACCATTGAATATACGCTCACGAAGAGGTTTACGGTTATCAAGTGGTTTATTCTTTGGTTGATAGCTTCTCCACCACCTAAATTGGTTGTAATTTATTTTTTGATATTGAGATAATTGCTTATCTACTTCTTTTCTTGACATGGGTATATCAAACATAAACTTTATTTTAAAACTATTAACAAGGGCAAACTACCCATAAAGCAAAATATAATGTATAAAATATTGCTGCAATAAACAAAAAACCTGATACTGTATCAATTTGGGATTTGTACTTTTTGATAAATTTTTTCATGACCTTTATTTTTTCTTATACCTAAATATACGAACTCTTATTCAGGTATCCACATATTACACGAATAGCTTCCAATCTTCTTCTGCCTTTTTAGCATCAATTTCATATGGGTGGTTACCATAAGTATAACCCATACTATAATATCTTTTCATCCAAGATCCAGATTGTAAATAATGTATATACTCATGAATAACTCCTCTAATTACATCCTCAACGCTATCATTAAAGTCTGAGTATATAAATAACTTATTGGTTTTACGGTCAAATTCAGCTTCTGCAGGGTCATCACCTTCCATATCTGGTTCTCCACTTAATCTAGCGAATATGTTTCTATATACCTCAATTGGCGGGTATTCTTTTTTACCTAAACCATAATATGCTCTAATATTGGGGTATACTTTATTTGCTATCTTTAAAATTTGGTTTTTATCCATAATTTATTTTATTAAATAATCAATCCATTTAGTTCCTTTAGTATCTTCATTTGGAAAAGCAAAAACATATTGGTTGCCCCCAAATGTTATAATTTTTCTAAACCCAGAAGGTATAGTAGCCCCACCAGATACCTTTTCTTGTGAAAAATATACTTCAACTTTAACTTTTACTTCATAAAAATTAGCCAAATCTCTTTCAAATCTCTCTAATTCTTTCCAAACCCCCCTATTTAATCCTTGGTGTTGTAAGGCTGAATTTAAATAAGTAAAGGTTTTATATAATGTTTCTTTATCACAATTAAATGAAGCTGCGGGGGCTAAATGGCCTTTATCCCAAATATTATTTTTATAATCATCATTATCTGAAGTATGAATTTCTTTATCTGTATAGAAATCCATTCCATGCCTGGAAGCATTTCCTTTAGGACATTGTACTTTATATTCTACCCATATGGGTTGTTCCTTTTCCTGGTCATATTGGACAGTAAAAATGTCAGTTGTTATTAACTGACTATATATTAAAGTAGGTAGTAATAATAATAAACTAGTATATTTTAGTTTCATCTTGTTTTGAAATTATTTTTTTTTCTGCTTTAGAAATTTCTTTGTTTATTTTTTGGGTTTTTCTTTTTTTCCAATCATTTCCTTTAGTATCTAATTGGTTTTTTAATTTTTTAACTTTAGATTTAATTTTTTCTATTTCATCATAATGTTGACCATCATTCCCATTTTGACCAATAATTCCCATTCTTCTTTCTGCTTCTTCCCAATCTTTAATTTCTTGTTGTCTAGATTTCCAATGTTTTTGTTCTTCAATTCTATCTAAATTAGCCATAAATTCATCTTGTGTTTTTATTTCTTCAGCATCTTTTACTTCAATGTCTTCTAAATTATCCCATTCTGAAAATTTGTCTTCATAGTATTCCCCATATAGATTTTCTTTATATTTCTTTTTTGGGTAAGCTTGTGCAAATGAAAAATTAGCTGCTATTACAAGAGATATAGCAAGGGGATCAAATACAAATATTATAATAAGTAATAACCAGTTTATGATTTTATCCATAGGAGTACCCGTCAAACCAGATAGATACTGCAGTGGTCCTAATTCTCCAGCTACCTCATTATTATTATCTAATTCCAGCACTTGTAACTGAAATTTCTGGAGGCTATCTGATGCTACTGTTCGTTTTTCTTGCGCCAATTTACGATTCTCCTCCTCAATATTAATACGATTCTGCGCCATTCTAAGCTCAGTTGTGGAGATTGTTGTTCTAAAGCCTCCAGATACCGTGGTGTCTCGTACTTGGATGGACGAAGCTTTTGCATTAGATAAAGTACTAATATTACTAGATATTCTTTCAATTTCCGTATCATATCTTGTTACATCATTTTGGTAAAAATCTATTTTTTGTTGTATAAATCCTTTTTGGTTTTCTACTGCTGTAAGTTTAGAATATGTTTCTTGATAAGCAGCACTTAAAAATCCATAAATACCCATACTAGTAATTAATACTAATATAACAGTAGCAATAGATAAATATGTTCTAAGTGTTTTATTAATTGTATCCCAATATTGATACAAAAGAGAAGCTGTAATTAATTTAGCAAATTCTAATGAACCAGCCATTATAATAACCTCCAAACTAGCCCCAGCAAAAAGTTTGCTTAAGCCACTAACTGAATAGAAAGCGGCCGAAGCTGAAACTGACAGGGCAGAAAATCCAATTAGGAATGGGAACATTCCTTGTTTAATTTTTTTAAGCATGGTTATAAATATAATAAAAAAGTAGGGAAGGGGCAAGCTATTTTCTAATACCCTTATGTTTATCAATATTATCCAGTATCTGATTAACTATGTTGGCTTTAATAAATCCGGCCATTGATGCATTTTTTACTGTACTTATTAATTGAAATATTACTAGAGGCATAAGCATAGTTTCACTTAACCACCCAGCTCCGGGTATACTTTTTTCGATAACTAATATTAGGGTTAACATAATAACCCAAAAAATTAATGTTCTTAAAATTTTAATTGCTTTATAAGTTTTAAAACCTTCTCTTTTTATTCCAGCTATTATACCAAAAAATCCATCAGCAAATACTAAAGTAGTGATAGCTAGATATTGTTCTGCATTTTGCATTGTGAGTTCCATAAAATAGGAACATATAAATCCTAGGGACATACTTGTAAAGGCTAATATGGTTTGTGTTGTTTTCAATTGTTAACTTATATCGTTACTTTCTAATAATGTATATGTAAATGAGTTACCCCATATTTCTCTAGCTGTTTGACATATATCTAAGAATTCATGCCAATCATCGTTATCAGCTATAACTTGACACCCAGCTGACCATTTATCTACTCTAGTAGAAGTACCACCTGATCTACCAGTTGCTCTATGGATATTAATTCCAAAGATACCTTCATCTACATTTTCTTCTAATAGGTCATATTTGTTATCTCTATTATTATCTCGATATACTTTAACTGGTTTCTTTTGACCTAATGCTAAATACTTACCAGCGTGTAATCTTAATTTATGTGAACCTCTGTACTGTCCTGGTTTTAATATTGCTACTCCTTTATCATTCATTACATTTTCAACCCAATGTGTTCCTGGATCTGTAGTAGCCTTGTAGCAATGGAATTTCCACTCACCATCTTCTTTATATG